TCAGCGAATGAATCAGGGTCTCTGATTAATTCAGTTTTTGCTATGTGATTTACAGTTGCAATTCCTGACATATGTCCGTATAAAAATGCAAACTCATTTGATCCTGAAGAACCAAAAGTATGAGATGCTGCAGATCCACTTGACACTGCAATAGCATTTGTTGTGTACATGTTAAAACCAAATAATGGTCTGTCTGTGACTTTACCATTTCTGATTTGTGATGCACCGCCATCAGCCATTACTGATTGGTCAGAAAGTTTAGCACCTGCTTTTCTTAATTGCTCAAAAAATTCAGGTGGTGCAACTAACCATCTGTTATCTTCTGGCACATCATTTTTATCAAGCACTCTTTTTGCTGATGATATAACGTTTGCCAAAGTATCTACAGCTGCGTCACCATCTATTGGTGAACCATCAGTTCCTGTAGCAGCAGCACTTGTTGAAGCGTTATCATAGATAAACTTCAATACGTTATAGTCGTATGCTTTTTTTAATGAATATGCACCTGAAGAGGTTGCAAGAGCTTCAAAGTTTACATGAGATTGTCTTTCTTCAATATCATCTACTTTAAAAGCAAAGTATGAACCTTGATCGACAGTCATAGTTATTTGGTCATCTGCTAATACTTGCGTATCAACTGTTTGACCTCTAGCATAATCTTTAACTGTGATTGTTGGCTCTTTAATGATCTTTACTGTGTCACCAAAGTTTTCAATTTCTCCAGCATAATCAGTGTTAGTAATATCCTCTACCACTGATGCTCTTCTGAAGAATTTTTGAACTTTCTGACTAAAGATTTGTGGAGTAAAATTACCTTGTGCAAGGTTCTGATACCCCGAAGCGTTAGTAAAAGCCATATTGCTTCTCCTTATTGTTTAGTTAGATTGTTTAACGTTGTTCAATCCTACCTTCTAAACGAGCAAGGTCAATCTCCTTTTCTAATTTATCAAACTCATGAGCTTTTAATTTACCAATCTCACTAGTTGTCCAAATTTTTTTCTTAGGTACATCAGTATCAGTACTTTTCTTAGTTTTAGAAATTGCTTTAGCAGCTTCTTTTTTAATATCCTTTTCTTCTTTTTTAGTTAACTTACTAACACCACGATCCATTTTATATAGATCAATAGCTCTAGCAGCTAATTTTGAGTTAGATGTATTTTCATACAACCAACTTTGAATAGTAGGATCTTGTTGTTCAGCCCATGCATGAAAATCATCTTCTTGTCTAAGAGTATGAAAATCTGGGTGAACTTTTAAAAGTTCTACTTCAGCTTTCTCTTTTGCAATTTGTTCTTGTTGGAGTTGTAAATCTTTATATTTATTTTCAAGATCTGCAGTTTGAGTAGTTGCTTTATTTATCGCTATGGTTTCAACCATATCATAAACATCAGGGTACTCTTTTCTCCATGCCTCTAATTCATCTTGTGATTTAGGTGGCACAAATTGTTTAGTACTTGATTCTAATTGTGTACGCAAAGATTGAAGTTCTTCCTTGTGTTTATTAATTGTAGAATCATAGTGTTTTTTCAAATCGTCATAACGTTTCTTAAAAACACGATCTTCAGCTTTGGCAGGGCGTTCAGCGATAGGAGTAGCCTTACTATCTGTATTGTCTGCAGTCTCTTCAGATGCATCGGTGTCCTTCTGTTCGGTTGCTGCGTTTGCTTCCTTTTGTTCCCTTTGAAATTTAGCTAATTCACCTTTTGCAAATGCTTCAGTTTCAGCATCGTCTTCTTCTCTGACTTTGCTATAAGGATTTGCTTTTTGCATAATAGCTTTAGTTTCTTCAGAAACTTTCTTTTCTTCTTCCATTATTTTTACCTATTGGTTGAGTGCCTTATGGGTAAGGGTAGCTCTATTCCATAATTTGTGGGCTGATATTAGGCTATGTCTTCTCCAGCTATATCGTCTCTAGCTTCATCAATTCTTTCGAATTCTTGTTCAAAACCAGATTCTGGTGTTTCAGCCATTGCCATATCAGGTGGCACAGTTTGTTGACCCATCATGTCTCCAGACAAATCAGTAACAAAACTTTCTACTGCTTGTCTTTCATCACCACTGTATCTTTTTGTTGCAAAGTTTTTGAACATAGATACAGGTATAATAACATTCTCTTCTCTAGATCCTGCAGCTTCTGCAAGAGGAGCTAACTCAGGAACTATTTTTGCGAGAGCATTACTAACAGATGGAGATAAAACTGCTGATAAAACAGCCTTATCTTCATCTGGTAAATTTTGTACTTTACTTACTAAATTATCTACTGGTTGTGAATCTTGCATAGTTTGTGTCGTTGCAGGTGGTTTTCTTTTTGTAAATAATTTGTTCATTCCAGATAAATTAGGTGCATCTGGTGTAGTTGGTTTATTATCCATCATACCAGTCATGGTTACTTTACCTTTTGTAACATTACCTTTCATATCATCTATAGCCATTATTTACTCCCTGCCCAGTAACATAAAGGTAAAATAATTTTTCTATATACTCTTCCAAGTAAATGTTTTTTACCTCTAAGTGATTGTCTCATATCAATTGTACTATGTACAGCAATATGTTCTAAAATATTTTTAATAAATTTATTTGTAATACCTTTTTGTTTTGCGTATTTAACTAAAGGTAAAAATAATTTGTGATATCCTTTTTGATATTCTGGTGAAATATTTCTATGAAACTTCATCCAAATTTTATTTCTAAATGATCCAAATCCATAAGATTCGTTCATCATAGTGCAAACTATTTTACCACTATCTCTACTGTTATCAGCTCCTCCACTTTCTCCTGGTTTAGTTGTACCTGTCACTGGTTTATCTTTATTATATTTATTTACTTGTTCTTGAAATGTACTAGCTTTATCTTCTTGTCTTTTAGCTTTTTCATCATACTTTTTAGCTTTTGCTAAATTACCAGCTTTTCTAGCTGCCTCTGCTTTTGCACGATTTTTAGAAGCATATCCTGCAACTCTATCTACTCTTTTTTGACCAGATTGACCTAAATTACCAAATGCAGAGTTTCTATTCATACCTGCAAATACATTTGTTTGAGGATTACCAACTATTCTACCAGGATCTGTAGATGATCCTAAATCACCTGCAGTTTTAAAATATCCTGTTTTAAATTTATTCATAACAGAAGGTTCTGGTGTTATTGCCTGTAATACACCACCTATCATGTTTCCAACTAGTTTTATAGCTGCACCAGGTTGTAAAATATTATCAACAGTTTTTTTAATTTGTGTGCCTGTTGTTTTTAATTGATCTACAGCAGTTGGTGCTTTTTTAATTCCTAGTTGAGTTTGTGTACCTGCATCAGCTTCTAAATCTTGGTCTGCAACTTGTGTTGTTTGTGGTGATGCTGATATTCCTAATGCTGGACCACCCATTCCTCTAGAACGACCTGGAAAAGCTGTAGCATCAGTTGCCATTTGATCTATAGTTCCTGCTTTAGGTCTTGCAAAAGCAGTGCTTGTTTGTGTAGCTTTAGCAAAATCTCTTGGTCCTCTAATTCTAGATATTCCTGCTTTTTTTGTAATACCTGCTGCTTCAAGTGGTTTATCTAATACTTCAGATGTATCTTTAATATCTAAAGTTTTAGTAGTGTCCATCTCAGCTAAACCTAAAGCACCTGTGTCTTCATTAGCACGCTGTCTTGCTAAAGCACTAGCACTAGTTCCACCTCTACCACTATCAACACTTACTCCCATATTTGCAGTTTGTCTTGCTAATGCACTAGAACTATCACCACCTCTGCCACTATCAATATCTGTTAATCTTTTACTAACATCTTCTCCTTGTCCTTGAAGTTTGTAAGGATCAACGTTAGTAAATTGAAAAGCACTACCACCTCCGCCACCACCAGTTGTAGCACCACTAGTTAATGCTTGTGCAGTTTGTCCTGTTAATTGTGAAGCTGTTTTAGTTTGTTGAGTTGTTGTTGTTTGTGCAGTTTGACCAAGTTCAATCATAGGTAATGAAACTACTTTATCAAAACCAGTTTCTTTTAAACTATAATTACCTTGTGAATCTCTTACTAAAGAAAATGTTCCACCGCCTACTCTTTGAGGATTAAATGTTTTTGCCATCTTTATTGTTCTTGTTCGCTTGTTGGAGATTTAATATCTGGCGAAGTAAAGCCAGTTTCCCCTGGCATCGGTACATTGCCTGTTCCGATGTTGCCACCTCCAGCTCCTGTTGGATCTGTTGGCGAAGCTCCTGCAGGTATTGGACCAGCCTGTCCCATTTGACCTTGTCCTCCAGGAGGGGTAGTATTGTTTTGATTTCCATTTGCCATTCCCATTATTTGTGCATAGATCGCAGCTTTCTCTGGATCATTGATTAATTGATCTGGATCAATATCTAAAGACTTAGCTATTTCAGTTAAACATGTATGCCATCTAACAAATGGTGCAAGAGCAGGATTAGCTGCTGTTTGCATAAATGTCATTAGTCTTTGAGATCTTACTTCTTTCTGCATCAAAGAAGAAGTGCCTTGAGCTTTGATTTCTAGATCACCTATTATATGCGGAGCATCATCATTAAACTGCATGTTCCAATAAAATAATGATTGTCCTAGGGGCTTTAGTAAATAGTCGTCAATATTTTTAATAACTGTTTTAATACTTAGAGCTGCAGCACCCATAAGCATTGACATACCTGATGCTGTTCTAGTTGTAGATTGTACACCTGTTGCACCATGTGAGTATGATGGTATACCAGTTGCTTCATCTGCAAGTTGTCTAAACTTATCAAACATTTGTAAATTTTCAAATGCAGTATTAGGAAATTTTAATCCATGCACTGCTTGTCCTGTTTGACCACTCTGTCTTCTAAATATTTTACCAGGAAATACTTTCATATCTTGACCAGGTACTAGCATTGTTTCATCAACATCAAATACTAAATTACCTGCAAGTGCTAAATTATCTATAGCCATTCTTGCATGACCATTCATAACTTGTTGAGAGTCTTCCATATTTTCTGGAATACCTATTCCAAAAAATTGATAAGGATTTAATTCATATGGACATACTAGATAAGGTACTCTAGTTGGGCTAAATGGATTTTCTACCATTCTTAAAACTTTATTACCACATATCCAAATATTAACATGCACAACATCTGAATCACCTGTATAAGATAATCCACATTCTTCTGCAAGTTTTTTATCTATTATACCCCAATACTCTAATATTTCAAATCTGTTTTTATAAATTGTTTGTATATTTTCTCTATCGTATAAAGAAGATTCAAATCCTCTAGTTTGATAGTTAGGACCCATCTCTAAACATTCTAATACAGCTTCTCTATCAAACATAGGTTTATCTGCTAAATCTTGAAACTGTGCTTTATTGTATGAATGTCTTTGTATTACATAATCACAATCATGTATACTAGTAGCATTTGGATCAGGATAAAAATCCCAACATGACACAGCTTCTATTGATGGTACAGCTTTTGTTTTTGTAGCATGCACTCTTTCAATATTACCTTCTTCATCTTCTGCTGTAGAAAATTGATGATATTCTTTTGTATCTGTAAAGGGTCCTTTTAATATTCCAGTACCCATTAATGCCATTTCAAAAAATACATGACGCATAATTGTAATAGCTTTACTTTCTTCTAATTGATCATGTAATAATTTTTGCATTGCCTCTGCAGCTTTTCTTGCAGGTTCAATTTGTGGTTCACCTTGTGAAGCTGATCCTTCTTCAAAACCTAAATTTTGATATTCTTGTGCAATGTTTCTCATTAAATCATCTGCAGTTGCACCAGGTGGAATCATTCTTCCATCACCATTGAAACCATAAGCATCAGGTTCAGGCATTGGTTGTGGTGGTTCTTTTTTAAGATAAGCTCTTTCTGCTATACCTTCTGGTACAGATGTGGGAGATACTCCTAACGGAAATTTACCTTGAGAAAATAAAACTTCAATAATTTGACCAAACGAAGCAAGAACCTTAG